TTATTAAATTTACTACGAGGGAGAACCCCGCGGTAAACGAAACAATTACGCCCTGATGGCGTCGGATATAGCTAAGGCGATAACTCCGGCAATGAAAGCTATCACGATGTAATTCAATTCACTTTCTTCTAAGCCAACCTGAGTCTTTTCAGGCTTACCAACAGACTTCTGTTGTGGCTTTGGAGGATCCAATTCCTCCAAAGGATAGTAAGCTATCATTTATATATGTTTAGAGATTAATTTCCTTTTTTGCCTTCCTTCCCCTGGTACGCCTCGTCTTGGTTGCCGCCACATTGACTTCCTTGACCTCACCACCAGTGGAGTCACCCGAGATGGAGATGATGTCAGAAATATCATCGTCATCTTCCACCTGCTTATCAGTCGCCGAAATGGCAGTGGTGTTCATAGGAGGTGCCGGGGGCATCATGATACCACCCATTAGACTGGAGATGTCTATACCAGGTCCCTGCATCTGGTAGTCACCAGTTCCACCAACAGGAGCCTCCGTTGCGGGACCGTCAGTTTGGCGAGTGGTATTCTGAACAGCGCTCATCATATTCTTCACTAGATCAGGGTTCTGCTTGATGACGTCATTCATGTTGGGCATCACCGATTTGAACATAGAATTGGTAAGATGGAACATCATAGCGGATCCACCGAGCATCATAATCAGCTTAATCTCTGGAGCAACCGAAATCTTGGACCTGTACTTAACATACAATTCTTCAAAGACACCATCATAGTCGTCAACATTCTCCATGATACTTTCAGACCACCCCTCTAGCTGAATCTCGAAAGGGTTGTATCTCTTGTTGAGAAACTCTAAACCTGTTACACAGGCCACCAACATTCGTCGCGAGAAACGAATAGACTGTTCAACATCTATACTGTAGGTGATACGCTTAACCTCGGATCTAAGTTCATCAACATTTGAGTAGGCGTTGAGTCTCTTGTTTACAGTGAAACCCTTCTTCTCCAGGCGTCCCAACTTGTTGATAAGATCAGCCTTCTCCTCGTCAATTGAACCGTACCCTTTCGTAGGTTTTTCATCCTCCTGTCCTCCTCCCTGATTTCCATAATCATCAGCGTCGTCAAAAAAATTGGCATCTTCGTCACCATCACCATAGTCAATTTCTTCATCTGGAGCCGAAGCATTCTGGTTAGTCTGTTTGTTGGGGTTCACAAAGGCATCCATACTTTCCTGTTGGTGTGCCATGGGGGGTGGATTATAAGTGGGTCTAGTTGGTCTAGGTACACGCTGAGGGCGGGGGGCGGAAATCTCAATCTCATCCATTATGGCCTGCTCATCTGCATCCAATTTCATAACACTGGTATTTCCTCGATCGATTACGATCTCTTCGTCCATCTACTCTCTATGTAGAAACTAAAAAAATTACCTTTAACGCAGTTTAAAAAAATATTGGTTCATTATAAATGTTCTCCTCTCTCAATCGTGTCAGCCGCAATGCTCTCACCATGATTGTTATTCTTCTCTTGGTCATCTCTGCTCTCGGGGCTCTTAAGTCCAGTACAAGCAGTAAGTATACACCCATTACCACCAAAACTTCCAATGATGGTTCCGTCTTCGATCTCCCAGTCGAACTCGAGTGTACCGCTGGTTCTGGTAAGAAAGGTGGCCCTTACGCCAAGGGTTTAACTCCAGGGGGTGTTTGTGGTGCCCAGAAGTTGGTCTCCGCGCAAGCTGGTGGTTATGAAATCACAGATGGAATTGGTGGATCTTTAATCTAAGCTAATAATATATGGCGCTGATTACAACTCCTACTCAGTTGATTCCAGACCTTCAACACGAATACCACACCGTGACTATTGATTCAATTGGACAGACTACTGCCAATACATTCACTTGTCATCTTCAACAACCCCTGAAAAATGTTGTACAGGCTAAATTGTTAGCTGCTAGAATTAACACCACCACGGCGACTAAACACTGTTACGTTTCTATCGAGGAGCTTGACAGTATTTTCACTGAGCGTGCTTCTAATGAACCAAATGGTCAAGCATCTAGAAGTGTTGTTCGTAATTCTTTCGCTAGTATTGTTGGTGAAGGTACTGCGACATTTCTTTACAAAGATAACTATTCATTAGTGACTCAATATGTGAACCCAATTCGCAGCATTGACCGTTTCACTGTTAACATTCGTAATCAAGATGGTACCCCAATTGTGCCATCAAGTCCTGCTAAGGATAATTTTTTAATAATTCGTTTCGTGTGTAGAAAAGCCAACCTGTAATTTTCTCCTTTTACTATAGTATACCATGTCCCCAGGTATTGTTCAATTGATGGCAGCCGGCGCTCAGGATGAATGGATCGTAGGTGATCCCCAAGTGTCGTTTTTCAATTCAACTTTCAAAAGGCATGCTAATTTCTCACAATCCGTCGAAAAGCAAACAATCCACGGAGCGGTGAGAAACAACTCGTTATCCAGTGTTCAATTTGAACGATCTGGTGATCTTTTAGGTCATGTATATTTCACTATAGATGATAATACAACCGCCCTCGATTCCCAAAGGTGGGATAATATTATCGAAAGCGTCGAGCTCTTAATTGGGGGTTCCGTTGTCGATAAACAAGATGCCGTATTCACAGAGAATATTGCCGTTGATACCTTTGCCACAAATGTATCGAAGAGTGCTCAAGGTACCCACCCAGGTATATCTGCTCGATCGTTCTTCTATCCTCTTAGGTTTTTCCATTGTGAAAGTCCTAGTCTAGCTATCCCAATCGTTGCATTAAACTACCATAATGTGGAGATTAGGATTAATTGGGCATCTCAAGCTGCAAACTACAATGTAGAATGTTATGCCAATTATTACTATCTTGATACTGAAGAGCGTGGAAATATTGCTTCTCGCACACATGATATCCTCATCACCCAAGTACAAAAAAGTATTCCATCTGGAAATAAAATACAAGAACTTACGTTCAATCACCCCGTGAAATACTTGGCATCTTCTAACACTACAACTAATAGCGCTCTCACATCACCCACAAACAAAATCAAGTTGAATGTTAATGGTGTAGATTTAGCCAACTATCGTTGGGGTAAACCTCATTTTATTGATGTAGCCCACTATTATCACACTAACTTTGTAGCATCACCAGATTTCTTCTTGTACCCCTTCTGTATTTCCACAAGTTCCCTTCAGCCCACAGGAACACTAAATTTTAGTCGTCTAAATACAGTTAAACTCATGAGTGAGTCTATGAACATCCTAGACCCTATATATGCTGTAAACTACAATATTCTTAGGGTTCAAAATGGCCTAGCCGCCTTACTTTACGCAAATTAAAATGCCATTCTATATTAAATGGTCAAGAACTTGCCGACAGTGGAACGTTCCACCAAGATTAGGTTCGGCAAAAATTGTACCAACGACCAGGCAGAAAACACGATCGTGTTTAATGCGACTGAAGGGGAAATTGATACACCCTTTTCAGATTCCGTATATATAACACCTCTACGTTTACGTACGGATCTATCTGATAGAAATATTAGTGTGTTGGCTTACAATCAAGTGACCAAGGAAATGATGGACTCTGGTGCGATCGCCGAAGATATTCTTAATTTTACCCTCGAAGCAGCTATAATTAATGGAAATGTTACTGCAAACACAGTTTCTTTTAATAATGTGAATACTTCTGTCACAACACTTTCAAATGTTGGAATAGCCAATAGTTCACCAACTGATACACTTTCTGTGGGTTCTAAAGTGTTTGTAAATCAAACGACTGCAAATACTCTAACTGTTTTGGGAAGTACGTATATCCAAAATAGTTTGGTGGTTGATGGGGATGCGACATTTAATGGGCTCGTCACAACTTTACATTCGAACAATACAGTAATTAAGGATGCTATATTGGAACTTGGTAAAGATAATGTTGTTGGTGATTCACTTTTAGATCTTGGTTTGATAATGACCCGACCAAATCCAGATGCGAACGTTGCAATAGGATTTAGAGAAGTTTCAAATGAATTTGTAATTGCGTATACAAATTCAAACGCAGATGGTCATACGATTACACCTGTCGGTCAAGATATGAATGTCCACGTGTACGGTCAAATTTTTACGGAATCCAATGTTGGTATTATAAACACGAGTCCCATACACAGTTTAGATGTGGGTTCAAACCTCTTTGTAGACGAATTTGGTTCAAATATTTTAGTGGTGACGGGTAATACAAGTATTTCCGCTGACTTGACAGTTGACGGAGATACTTTATTTGTAGATTCTGGAACAGATCGGGTAGGTGTAAACACTCTTGTACCGGACGCAGAACTCCATGTTGTTGGTAACACTTACATTTCTTCAAATCTAACTGTTGACACAAATACTCTTCATGTAGATGTAGTCTCTAATCGTGTTGGTATAAATCAAATTAATCCCACAAAGGACTTGGATGTAAATGGAACAATAGCCGCTACTAGGCGTGTGGACAATTCTGGGTATGATCGTTTACTCATAGGTACAGATACGGGTGCTACCATTCACCCAAGTTCAAACGCACATCTCATTTCTTTGGGGTACAGAGCTGGTTATGATCGTCAACAATCCAACTCTGTAGCGATTGGTTATCAAGCGGGTAGTGTCACACAAGCAGAGTCTTCCATCGCTATTGGTGAAAGATCTGGTGAAACTGGGCAAGGTGTAAGTTCCATCGCAATCGGTGATAAAGCAGCTTTTCAAAATCAAGCTGCGTATTCTATCGCCATCGGTGAAAACGCCGGTGGTCAGGATCAAGCAGGTAATTCGATCGCTTTAGGTAAAGATGCTGGTAGTCAAAATCAGGGTCAAAAAGCCATCGCTATAGGTGATGGTGCGGGTAAGTTTAATCAAGGTGAAGGTGCTATAGCTATAGGGTACTACGCGGGATACCCAACGAGTCAAGCAGCTGGATCTGTTATCATCAATGGTGGTACAGATGCTGGGGGTTTCAATAATACCACCACACAAAACGCACTTTTCATAAACCCCGTGAGAAACGTAAATAACTCAAATCTTTTAATGTACAACGCAGATTCAAAAGAATTTACATATGGAACTACTTTGAATAATACTCTCAATGTTTCTAATAACTTTACAGTTGATACAGATACTTTATTTGTTGATTCAGTGATTGATTCCGTCGGTATTAATACTGCAGTCCCAGACGCAAATCTTCACGTCGTGGGTAATACCTACATTTCTTCGAATCTAACTGTGGATCTAAATACTCTCCATGTAGATACAAACAAACATTTCGTTGGTATTGAAACAAATTATCCCGATGCTACTCTTCATTTGATGGGTAATGCCTATATTTCCGAAGATCTTACCGTTGACACAGATACTTTCCACGTTGACTCTACGACCAATTCTGTGGGAATTGAGACTAAAACACCCCAAGCTAACCTTCATGTTGTGGGTAATGTTTATGTGTCCTCAAATCTAACTGTGGATACGGATACACTCCACGTGGATTCAGTGAACCACTCGATCGGAGTCGAGACAAAGACACCTGACGCAAATCTTCACGTTGTGGGTAATACCTATGTGAGTTCCAACTTAACGGTTGACACAGACACTTTACACGTGGATTCATTAACCCATAGTGTTGGAGTTGAGACAAAGGTGCCCGACGCCAATTTACATGTGGTTGGTAACGTCTACGTGTCCTCTAATTTAACTGTGGATACAGACACTTTGCATGTAGACACGACGACACATAGTATCGGAGTAGAGACAAAGACACCCGATGCGAACCTTCATGTGGTTGGCAATACGTATATTTCTTCAAACCTAACTGTTGATACGAATACTTTACACGTGGATGTAGGGAACAAGTCCGTAGGACTTGGAACGGTGACACCCTCGGCCGAATTACACGTCGTAGGTAATGTGTTTGTGACCTCAAACGTATCTATAGCCGATACCACAGCGACTTCGTCCAAAACAACCGGTGCTCTCAAGGTTGCTGGTGGTCTAGGTGTCGTGGGTGATATTCACGCAACCCACGCCAATTTAGAAGATATAGAAGCTGATAGTGTCAATGTGACAGATTCAACCGTATCTTCTTCAAAAACAACTGGTGCTCTCAAAGTTGTTGGTGGTGTAGGTATATCTGGTGCATTATTTGGTTCTACAGCTGAGTTAGATGGTATTACTAAGGTAACTAACAGTACAGCTACAAGCTCTAAAACCACTGGTGCTCTCATAGTCACCGGTGGTCTAGGTATTACTGGTGCTATACACGGAAGTGCGGTAAATTTTGAAGCAGCTGAACTTGACAGTCTTCATGTAACCAACACAACTTCCACAACCTCTAAAACCACGGGTGCTGCTCGTATAGCTGGTGGTTTGGGGGTTGCGGGTAATATTCATGCCACACATGTCAACTTTGAAGATGTTGTTGCTGATAGTTTGACCATCGAAGATACAACTTTATCCACCTCCAAAACCACTGGTGCGGTAATCGTAGCCGGTGGTCTAGGTGTGACAGATAATGTATACGCATCTAGATTTGTGGGTGACGGTGGACTCCTTTCAAATATTGCTACAAACTTACAATCAATCACTGAAAATGGAAATACAACTTCCAATGTTGTTCAATTCACTGGAACAGAAACAAGTTTTGTTTCTCATTCAAATGTTGGTATAGCCAACACAGACCCCGGTCATACTCTAAGCGTTGGTACCAATTTCTATGTAAACGAGGATGGTGCAAACACTGTAGTTGTAAATGGAAATGTTTCCATCAGTTCCAACTTAACTCTAGGAAGTAATATCTCTATAGCTGGTCTTTCAGTGAATAAGTTTCCTATTGTGGGTTCCAACAAATTCTTAGAAGATTCAATCATAACCAAAACTGGTAGTGACATAGTTATTTCTGGTGGCTTACAGGTAACGGGTAATATTTTCAAAAATGGTGATATAATTGCAGTTCATTCAAATAATACAGTCATTAAAGATCGTATATTGACCCTCGCGAATAATAATACACAAACTGCTCTTGATGTGGGTATTATCATGGAATATCCCGGGCACAACATAGCTATCGCTCACCATGGAGACGAATCACCCGAACGTCTTTCTATCGGATATACCCAAAATGGGTATGTTGATACAACAATTGCCGCAGATAGTAACAATATAACCCTAGATGTTTTGGGTAATCTTCAAGTTCAAAATGATTTTACAGTAGATACAAGTACTTTCCATGTAGATTCAGTGACAAATCGCGTGGGTGTACTTACGGCAGCTCCCGCGTATACACTAGATATTCATGGTAACTCAAATGTGGCTGTCGCCCGTTCCAAATCTTCAGTGGTAACGGATGCCACGGCTACTACAAATAAAACATCTGGTGCCGTTACAGTGATAGGTGGTATCGGGGTGGGTGGTGACATTCACGCGACAGATGTTAATTTTGAGAATGCGATACTTGATAGTGCAACTATTCAAAATACAACAGCCGCTACAAGTAAAAGTTCAGGTGCTCTTCAAGTTGCGGGTGGAACGGGTATAACAGGGGCCTTATTCGGTTCCACAGCCGAATTTGATGGTATCACAAAGGTGACTAATAGCACAGCTTCAACCGGTAAGGCAGATGGTGCCCTAATCGTCACTGGTGGTCTAGGTGTAACTGGTGCTATATACGGAAGCGCGGTAAACTTTGAGGGTGCCGAAGTAGATAACCTCAATGTGACTGATACAACAGCATCCAGTTCTACCACAACCGGTGCAGCAAAGATTGCCGGTGGCCTAGGTGTAGCTGGTAGTGTTTACGCGGCTCAGTACTATGGTGATGGTAGTACCCTCACCGGTCTTGTAACAACTTTTGGAGCTGTAGTAGCTAACGGTAACACAACTTCAAACACTGTACAATTTACAAATGCTAATACAGGTATAATAACAAGTGGTAAAATTGGTGTTAAAACAGCAAATCCTACATATGATCTTCAAGTGACTGGTAATTCCTACATTTCCTCAAATGTCACTGTAGATACAAATACTTTCCATGTAGATGCTGTAAACAACAAGGTTGGTGTGGGTACCACCGAACCAGAAAAAACCCTTCATGTCCAAGGTGATATTAAGTTTAATGGAACTTTGTTTGACACCAACGGGGAATTCGTGACTTCTCCTTGGGTCACTACAGGCTCAGACATTTACTTTAA